CTTCCATCGTTTTTAAAGCCGTAAAATGTCTTCACATAAATAATAATCACTGTACTAACCATTGGATTTGATTCGTCATTTATATAAGAAGGATCAACCCCACAACTCATCAAATAATGTTTACAGCTGTTGATGTGTGTGTTTAACTCATCATCAGCATAAGTCTCTACATGGGGGATGAGTAAAGCCTTTTTTACAATATCTAGTATCGCCATGAAATCAATCCTTTCTTAACTAAAATTAGCCTGCAGGTGTAGCTTTCTTCTTGATACGTAAGAAGCCGTTATAACCGACGACGTTACCACCTGTAAAGACTGACGCTTTATAACTGATGATACCGTCTTTAAATTTGTAATCTGTTGATTTACCAATCTCTACTGGTGAGAACACTGGTACTTCATAGTTCTTAAGCGCACCATAAGCGATACCATATTCACCAGCAACTGTATTACTATCTGAGATAGCTTTACAATGTGAGTTAATGATATAAGGAATACCATCAATGGTCTTATTGACATAATCAATCGAGTGCACCTTACGACCTTCTTGAGTCTTCAGTCCAGCAAATGCACGTAAGTCATTCTTATTAAGAATTAATACTGCGCCACCTTCGACTTCTTCATCACCACCATAGGCAAAGACGATATCGTCTAATGTTGAATCTGTAATCGCTTCAACTTCAAGTGCTGCTTTATCTGCAAGTGCAATAGCTGCATCACTAAAAATACCAGTGAATGTATTAGTAGTACCTGCACCACGTAAGATTTGTTCACTGATTTTCTTTTTCAGTGAAATGTTAATATTTCTTAAGACTTCTGCTTGATATGGAATAGAAGGCAGTTTTTCTAACTCTTCAGTGATCTCTGTATAAGCCGTAATCTTTACTTTTGAAATCGTTAAATATCCAAATGCAGGTTCAGTTTCTGAATAAGCTCCACCTTCTGCAGTAGTCCCAGCAATACCATTTGTTTTCACAAAAGACTTTTTATAAGTCTCACCACCATTTAAGTTAATCACATTCACACGATCAACTAAACTTGACACTTGAGCAAATGGTACTGGTGCAAGATTCGTTGACGTGTGATCAGGCAGTAAGATTTCAGAACTTGATACTTGAATGACTCTGCTTTCTTTTAAGCTTTGGCCTCTCGTTTCTAGTTTTTCTTTATCCACCATTTGGCGATTATCTACTTGAATGGGCTTAAACTCTGTTTTAGAAGCAATTAACATCTTCTTATCAATGGATGCTCTTTCTTCTTGAAGGCTTGTTGTTTCTGTGTCTAGTGCTTCAAGTTTTTCTAGATCGGCTTCTGAATCAACTAAGCTTCTAATTTCTTTTAATCTTGATTCAATTTCTTTTCTTCTTAATTCTAAATCCATGGGTTTTTCTCTCCTTAGATTTGTGTTTTGATTTTGATACGTTTCTTGATTAAATCTGATTTTTCTTTTTGCTCTGCTAATTCCATAGTCTTTAGTTCCAACTCCATGGACTCTAATGAACGAGCGTATATAGATGTTGCATCATATGCAGGTGTATCCACAACCGACACATCATACAACCTTTTTATTTTAGTAATGGTTCTTTTAGGAATGTCACCTTCACGGTTCCACACCTGTTCATCAACGGTAAATGCAAAACTCATTTTATCTAAAAGTCCACTTCTGACCATTTTATAGATGTCCTGGTTGTGACTTGTATCTAAGAGTTCAGCTCTTACTTTTAAACCGATATGATCAACGGTTAATTCAAGTGATTTATTCTTGGTTCTGGCAATAATTAAAAAGGAGTCCATATGATTGTATTTCATAGGAACATCCTTCATTTTAGTTTCTTGTAGAGCAGTAGGTGATATTTCTTCTATAAAACCATAAGTCTCATCACCAATTAAAGTTTCATTATTAAAGACTAAAGCATAGCCTTCTAAAATCATCTTACCTTCATCTTCATGAAGGCTCACTTCAGCAAGTCTAGTTTCTTTTATCATCAGTTCTAACCTCAATCTTTTTAGCTGTTTTAGGTTTTACTTCTTGTTCATAGTCGAACTCTAGCTCAGAGTCTTTATATGAGAATGTGTCTAGCTTTTCTTTCATACAAAAATCAGCAATCGTTTTTGTTTTTTCTTTTTGTGTTTCTAAGATGCTTTTTAATGCATCATTTGAAATCTTACCGTTAATCGTTACTTTCATGATCTTCTTCCTCCTTAGATCCTACTTGATATAAGTTTGCTTTATCAGCATCAACAAAGTTTAATGATTGAAGTCGTTTGTTGCCACCTTCGATAGGTTCTAAACCTAATAAAGACCTTGATTCATTTAAAGACATAATGCCTAAACTCATAAGTTTTTCAATAGCCGTTACTTTTGTGTTCCAGGAAGCATACTGTAACCTTTCACTAAAAAAGACTATTTCTTCTCCACGTTCTAGTTGATTGTTGGTAAGTAAGCCGATAGAAAAAGCCTCGCTAAGTTGAATAGCTAAAGGCTCTATGGTTGACTCGTAAAACGAGTTATATTCATCTTCTGTATACTTGTTTTTAAATATTGGAACAGATACACCAAAGTAATCTAGGATCTTTGATTGTAAGAATTCAAGCGTATCTTTATCAATAAGCTTAGGATCTACATTGAGTGGGATATACTCACTCTTTAAATCAATCGGGATAATGGAACTGCTTTTTGAATGGATCGAATCAGAGAGTGCGGTATCAAAGAGTTCTCTTTGTTTTTTCTTATCGACTTCTGATAACATCCCATTCATCTTGACAATACCTTTAATCTGCATGGACGACTTAATCGCGTTATCAATACCCTGCAGCAAACTCTCATTAATTGAGATAGTTTTTAAGATCGCTTCATGATCTCCACTCGATCCACTGCCACCGAAAATATCATTTTGTCCATAATGTTTTCTTAAATGAATGATATTCTCATAGGGCAAAATATACGAACCACCATTTTCAAATAAGAACTTAATATAATAGTGATCGCCCAGATCAACAATCATTTCAACTGTTATTGGTTTTAATGGATAAAGTCCAGTGAGCTGTCCTGTGGACTTATCAAACTTTGGATAAATAAATACATTATCATTAAGCATCAGTAATGTGACTGTCTTATAGATGAAGTCGTAAGGTGTCATGATCTCATTAGGCTTATGCTTCAAAAGAAAAGACAGCTTTCCACTTTTCTCGGAAACTGTCTTATCGTTTTCTATTTTGATATATCTTGGTTTAAGTTTTGCACATTGACTGGCTACCCTATCAATACATATTTTAACCACATCACTTTTCGAAATATTAGTTCCAAACGGTGTATAGAAGGTATTGTTATTATTGATGATTTGTAGAGCATCAATTGAACCTACTTTATTTTTTCTTTTAAAAAGCGCCATAAGCTCCTCCTGTTATTAATAATCATCATAATCGTTCCATTGTCCGCAGTAATCACAGAAATACCCGATTTCTTCATTACTTGGATCTACTATTTGTTGATCAATTGGCACTTGATGTGTTGTATTGATTTTCCCTAAACTATTATAAAAGCTAATACTAGTTTCTTTATAATCAAGGTAAATCTTTACAGTACATGCCTGTCCACAATTTTTACAATAAATTGTTTTTGTGTAATGAGACATGATTATATCCTCCATAGTAATTATGTAGATATTATATCATATTTTCATAATCAATCTTATATCTATTTAAGACTGTATAAGCAATGATTAATGCAACAGTTCCATCAATTCTCTTATATTTTGAATTGAGTTTTGATGGTTGTATATTTCCATTTAAATCGACCTTCGCTTGAGTATTTGCTAAACACCATTTTAATATGGGATTATTGTCATAGACTACAAGTTCATTCTTAAGATCTGCTTCCATTTGTTTCATGGGCTCTGATAAAGAATAAATACCCTGTCTGACTTTTTCCATATTGAATCCTAGTTCTTCCATTTCTTTAATCCAATACTGTGAGTTCCAAGGATCATATCCTACCCATAAAGGTCTAATGCCATACGTTTGTATCATGCTCATAAACCATTTAGTCACTAGACTAAAGTCATTCTGGTTTCCTTCAGTAAGTGTAACAAATCCTTTTTTAACCCAAATATCATAGGGGACATTATCCTCTGTGATTCTTTTATCTAATACGCCACTTGGCATAAAGAAATGGGGTATCACATACTTCTTATTTGAATCTCTTTTTTGAATGACAAGTACTGCTGCAGTCAAGTCAGTTGTTGATGATAGATCAACACCACCAACTGCATAACTATCTCTTAAATCATCTAGTAAGTAACTTTCTTCATTATTTAAATCATCATAAGATAACCAAGAACCAGAATCTGCCTGTTTAATATTAAAGTCCTTACAGAGCATCGTTACTCTTGTTGATAAGTCATGTTTGGATTTGTTCATAACATCTTCTAAGTAAGATGCGGTCTTAACAATACCAATACTAGGGTTTGATTTTTGCCATGTTCTTTTGTCATCATATATTTCTTTTACAGAATCTTGGGTATATAACCATGGAAGCACGCGTTCGTCATCTATTTCACCTTTGATCATCTTTCTTGCATAATCTAGTTTATTATCTAAAAAACCACCGATGGTTGTCCCTTCAGTAGTTATGATAAATATGAGTGGTTCTTTCTTAGTAGATTGTGACTGCTTGATCGCATCATACACTTTTGAATCTGTCATCTCATGGACTTCATCAATACAGCCAACTTCAATGTTGTATCCATCTTTATTTCTTGATTGAGCAGATAATTTCTTAATCTTATTTTTTGTTTTAGGTGAATAGATATGAAATATATTCTTTCTACTTCTAGTCTCTTTAGATAAAGAAGGTGATTGTTCTCTCATATTATTAATTTCTTCAAATAAAATATTTGCTTGTTCTGTCGTGTTTGATGCACATACAATATCAACACCACCACTAGATAAAAAGAATTCAGCAAGATCTATCCCTGCAGCAAATGTTGTCTTTCCATTCTTTCTTGCAACCAGTAAGATAACTTCATTAAACCTTCTTAATCCTGAATCAGTCATTTTAAATCCATAGGCTGTTTGAATGATTGCCTTTTCCCAAAGCTCTAATATAAATGGCTTTCCATTAAAGGGTGATTTGGTGTGTTTACAAAAAGTTTCAATGAAATCAATTCTAAGCTTTCCTGGTTGTTCATCAAAGACGTATCTTGGATTATCTAAATCGATGATCAGACGATCAAGTTGCTTTTGAAGTTCCTCGCCAACAATAATATTACCTTCGACTATTTGATTGTAATACTCTACTAGATAGTTCATTCTATTGCTCTTTTAAGAAACTCATCAAAAGCATCATCTTTATCATTAACTTGTGTGCCTAGTATTGTATTAAGTGTTTTGATCACAGTTCCATAGGAATTGACAAGCTTAGTATAATACTTTGCAGCTTCACTTTGGCGTTGTGTGCCTTTTGATGATATTTGAACTGCGCCATATTTAATCATTTGTTCTTGTAACTTATCAAGTTCCACTTTCATAAATGCAGCTTGATAAATCAAGTTATCTACTAATTTTATCTTTGATTCTTCGACCAAAGAAAAAAGCGACTTTAATCGCTTATATTCATTATCAAACATGATTACTAACCTCTCATTTACTACTTAATCAAATTGTGCTCAAATGCGAAAAAAACTGTAGAAATAAACTCTTTAATTTTAATCTCATCAGTTTCAAATCTGCGAGTTATTAAATAGTAGTTTATTTTTTCAAAAACAATTAATTCTTTGAAGTCTATTGCTTCTTTATATTTAAACTCCCTTCCATGAATAAGCGAATTTCTGAATTCTCTTATTCGCTTCATATAATCAAATATTTTACTTTCATCTTTAAACAGACTCTTTAAGTAATCACTTGAGTTTATAGAATAAAGGATTTTTTTTCCGAAAGAAAGTTCGTTGTTTTTAACAAAATTAATAGTAGATTGAATCAGTGAATCTTCACCTTGATTAAAATCATTCTTATTATTTTCTATCAAAACAAGTAGTTTATCAGAATCTTCATTATATGATTGTTCTAATTGCTTGTTTACATCTGGAAAGCAATATTTAAATTCACTGTCAAAACATGAAAAAAGAAATGGAATGTCATTGTACTTGTAGCCACTTTTTGAATCACTGATATGATTTAAGTAAACCTGCTCTTTAAGAAAAAAAACAAATAATTCAGGCAACAGTGAATAAACACTCAAAAATGATAATCTTCGATTAACGCTTTGTTTAGAATTACTTTTTCTATATGAAAATGTCCCATATCTAAGAAATCCTGCGCGGTCAAAACGAAGTCGAAAACTAAGCTTGCCAATATTGATATCAGAAAGTCTAAAAATGAATTTCAATATGTTTTTAATCTTAGAAATGAATTCTACCATTAAATTAATATCAAAAATTATTTCTTTATCAAACTCAATAATTAAAGCACTTTTATATGACTGAAGATAATTAGCATCACTTGTGCTAAAGCCTTTGTGAACTGTAAAAGTAAAACTGCAATTGTGTTCTTTATACTTGAAATTTCCTTTTTTCTCAAAATCATCATAATCTAGATCACTAATTTTATGTTTAATGTTTGTTACATAGCCTTCTTCATTTGTCTCTGTTTCTTCCCTATCAAACTTAACAGCATTTTTGGGTGAAAACAAGGCATCGATTATTTCACCTGTGATTGTTAAATTTTGTTTCTTGTCATTAACATGGTGTCCAAAGTTATGATTATTAAGTTTATCCATTTTAATGTAATATGGGATTTTAAAATCTACTTCTAAGTTTGAGGTACTTACGTAATCAAAATAAAACCGTACACTTTCATTATTAATTGATGTGCCCTCTATATACTGGATTCCATCAAAAAAGTTTTCGTTATGAAAACCAAAAAACATATCTTTTCCAATTTTATCTTCTGGTAAAATCAACTTTAATATAAAAAGCTCTTCATCATAATAAAAACTACATTCTAAATCATTAATCTCAACATAACCTCTCATAAATACCCTCCAGATACTTTTATATTACCAGTTCAAATTCTCAGATTTTCAAAAAATTTGGCTTCTGTTTTTTAATTGTCCCCTACGCGGTACCCTAACATTTTTTTTAGGATACGACAAAGATGATGAAGGTCAATTAATCATTAATTCTCAACAAGCAAAAACAGTTAAATATATTTTCAATCAATATTTAAATGGTATGGGCATTAGCAAACTTGCTAGACATTTAATCGAGAACAAATATAAAAATGGTCGTGGTGTCGTCCCTTGGTATGCTGACACTGTAAAAGAAATTTTACGAAATGAAAAATATGCTGGCGACTTAATGCTTCAAAAAACTGTTACAGTTGATTATCTTTCCCATAAAACAATCGCAAACGATGGCCATGCAACAAAATACTATATAAAGGATAATCATGAAGTCATCATTGACAGAGAGACTTTTGATATAGTGCAAACAATGATTCATGCAAGAGATATTATCTTAGCAAATGATAATAAAGAACGATATAAACATCTTGCTCAAAAACCAATCAAAGGACTTGTCTACTGTAGTAGATGCAAACGCATGTACCGCTCTAAAATGCACAATTCAGGAACAACATTCAAAAAGAGCATGCTAAAATGTCACACTGATAGAAATAATCCACATAATTGTGATAATCCTTCTATCCACGAACCATTAGTAGAACGTGCTACGCTGCATCTTATCAAAGAGTTAACCAAAACAGGAGACATGCAAAAATCACTTCTCGCTTTTATGGAAAAATCGCTAGAACATATCAATTCTCATGAACCATTAAAAAGACTAAAAGAAAAAAGCATTGATCTTGCAAATGAACTTAAAAAACATGTCAGAAGCAAAATCCGTTCTGGCATGTCTGATGCTGAATATTAAACAATCTATAATCAAATCGAAAAAGAACTTGAACAATGCGAAATAGATATCGCAAATCTAAGAAACGAAATCAATCGAGAGCTTCTGACTAGAAGACGCTTATATGCATTAACCAACTTCATTGAGTCCAATTACGAAGATAAGCGCATCATTAAAAGTTTCTTTGGAATGATTCTAGTTGATGGAAAAAATCATCTTAAGTATGTCTTAGATGATACATTTTCAATCATTGATGATTTATATGAGCAAATCGATGAACTTAATAAAAACAAACCTTTCTTGAAAGGTTCGTATATAGATGAACTAACAAATAGTACAATAACTTATGAGGTAATTAAATATGAAGGACGTTAAAGTCATTGAGTCAAATCAATCAAAAACAAATAAACATATTATCAAGCGTGTTGCAGCATATGCCAGGGTTTCCACTAAACAAGAAATGCAAGAATCATCTTTGGATATTCAAGTCAGACATTATACTAGAGAAATCATATTTAATCCTGACTATATTTTTGCTGGTATTTATTATGACCATGGAAAAAGTGGTACATCAATGCTAAAACGTGATGGATTGCAAGCCTTGTTAAAAAAAGTTTATGCAGGCCATATCGATTTAGTATTATTCAAATCCTTATCACGCTTTGCAAGAAATACAATTGATGCATTAAATGTCATCAGAGAAACTAGAAAATTAGGCGTAGAGTTCTTCTTCGAAAAAGAGAATCTATCTTCTTTGGACTGCACCATTGACATGATACTTACGATGATGGCAGGTCTTGCTGAAGCAGAGTCACAACAAATATCATCAAATATTCGCTGGGGACATCGCAGTCGAGCAAAAAATGGAAAGACTCGCATTCATCCAATCTTTGGGTATGACATTACCAAAGATAGAAAATATATCATTAATGAGGTACA